ACTTGCGTTGCTTGATTGTATTGTAAAAGGTGTACCACCTTCTATTATTAAAGATTGAGTTAATAATTCTGTTGTAATATTAGCTGTTAATGCTGCAGATTTAATAGCTGTAATACTGTTGTTGGTAACAGTAACCGTTGGTGTACCGGCTGATGTAACTAATATTGATTTAATAACATAAGTCTCACTAACCAAAGGGTTACCAGTGCCTAGTGGCGTAAGTGCATTCCCTGTTGTATCATTATCTATACCTGAAAATTTATACTGATTTACTACTGCCATTAATCTAAAAAGAAGCTTCTAGCTTCTATCTCCTGTTTTAATTCTTCTTGAAACGTTGTATTTAATTTCTCAAGAACAGCATCTAAATCTCTAACTAAAGACTGAGATATATCTTGATCATA